TATTAGTCTCCAAATAAGCAATGACACGATGATAAATACTGTCTATAAGGCTAGCAGGAATGTTTGATCTTGCATTATAGGTTTTGCATACATCATTCATACGAACGCCCGAATAGTAGTTTTCATACTTTAAGCCTAAATCAATATTGCTTTTAAACTTTGTCGGCTTTTTAATCGGATAGTTGTAGTTGCCATAGTAAGTCGGATTATCGAAAGGAATGGAGAAACCTATCACATCCTTTATGTAATCCCACATACGACTCGCTAACGGGTTCTCTATGATAAAGACTTTGGGTTGGTAATGCTGGATAATCGAGATGGTATTATAAATGCATAACTCCCCATTAATTCGATTAAAGAACAAACGCTCATATTTATAGCATTTACGTGGCACTTGAGGCACTTCATAATCGCTATAATGACGGATAACAAATCTTGAGCCTTTCGGGTTTTCTCTTTTCCAGCAAGCATTACCGCCCCACATTGCACTGGCAACACTAAAACTTTCACAAGGGGGGCTGGCTAAAATGACATCAGGTTGAGGTAGGGTATCTAACACATTGAATAACGTTTTATCGACAAAAACACGCCAATAATCGGCTAAATTTAAGGGGATAAAATAGTCGTTTGCTTGTTCAATGTCGATACCAATGGGATAGATTTCGATATTCGGAAAGGATTGAGCCGCTTTGGTGTAGCAACCGTTGCCACTATCAAATAAAGCCCAAATAATAATTTTTTTCACCATAACTCCTATGTGTTATGGCATTCTGGCGCGCTTGGCACTCGGATACTCAAATTGATTAAATGTGATTTAGCGTTTTACAACGTACACATTTAATCTCCAAATATTGTATATTTTTTCCTCTTGCTAAGAGTTTGTTACAACATTTACAACGAATTTCTGTTAAGTTTTGCATATACCTTCCAATTTTCGTAGTTTTAGTGGTAGAATTCCGCCTGCCTGATCAGGTAGGCGGCGTATGGCTATATGCAAGTCTGTTTTGCGTAGCTGACATAAAGTATGGGTTCAGCATATTTTATGTCGCCGTTTTTTATATTAAAAGAAAAACCCTAAAAGATTGATTGCTCTACATCAATCTATTCAAGCTCCTACACTTTAAATTCATAGCGATACAGGCTTGTCAGCTTATCTTTTACTGCGTAGAACGCCAGTTTGCTAAATTGTTCTCCTTCTGTTTTGCCTTCATCCGGATAAACAAATTCTGTCCCATTCGTTGTAATTGACCGCACTATGTTATCGCCATCCATTAAATCAATTTTATAGCTAACACCTTTCCCAAGTGCAGTACTGTCATCCGTATGCGCAATAAGTTGGTCTGCTTGAATATCTCTATCTCGATGCGCCCATGTAAGCGTAAACGCTGAACTGTCTGCAATCTTATCGACAAATGCACCGTCTATTTTTACATTTGCCGGTGGGTAAGGGCGCGCTTGTCGTTGCTGTGTGGTTAGTGTTAATACACTAGCTGCATCTTCAGAGAGCGTTTCAATCTGTGTACGGGTTAATAACTTGGCTTTGAGCATTTCGTTTACCGTATACTTTGTTTCATCCGTGCCGGCGGCAAGCAGATAGCACCATACAATAGTGTTAGCTTTATGCGCCTGTGGTATCGTGTCCGCACAACCGCGCCCTACGGTCATTGTGCCAGTTTTAAAATCCACAGCATCAATTCTGATGATCTCATCGTCAATCATAACCGCTTCGGCGTACTGTAACGCTGCGTAATCGCCCTCTAACTTAAATTTAAACGTGGTTTGGTACGCTGTCGCAGGCTCTTCGAGTTTGATATACGGTGTAAATGAGCCGGTCGTCGTTTGCGTATAACCGGCACCCGCATCAACTAACATCTCATAACCGACCGACAGTGCGCTCGGTTGAGTTGCCAAGCTCCACACAAAACAATCGGTCGGTTTAACAAATGCAAACTCCGCTTCACTTAACACCAGTGGTAACACGTGATACGGTACCTCAAGTAATCGCGCCTCATTAATCGGCTTGGCGGTGTAATCCGGCGGCACATAAAGCGACTCGCTTTTTTGTGTTGAGTAATTTGCAGCCGGTAAACCGAACACATCTTGCATACAAGTCACTATAAGCTCGCTTTCATTACCATTTTCAATAGCACCGACACGAAAAACCGCACTTTCAATTCCACGTTCCGGTAAATGTACTTTAAACACATCGCCGTGTTTCAATTCGCTGGCACGCATATCAAACACAATCTTCATGTTAAACTGCTGGCGACCATCTCTAAATCACGTTGTGCAAGGTGAGCGGCTAAATCAAAAGTCGGCACGCCTTTATATTCAACGGTTTTTGCGATAACACCGTGCATTTGCACAGACGCAATATTATTCGCAATGGCTTGGTCTTCACGGTTTGTCACCGGGTCGCGCCATTTCACGATAATTTGATTGGCTGTTGTATCGGTTGCCGAGCTGTCATCATCTTGCACCATCAAAATCCCATTATCATAGTGAAATGTGGACAAATCGTCGGGGTTATAATCGTTACGCAATAAACGAATGGCTTGCTTACCTGTTTCCACGTTGTCGTATTGCACCGCGCCAATATGGTCGATAACCTGTTGCATAAACTCTTTAATCGAGCCTTGGCGATTGTAGCGTAAGCACAATCCGAAGCCTTCTTCATAGAGCGTGTCTGCAGCTTTTTTGTAGCTGTCTAAATCAAGATCACTTAAGTCCTTTTTGCCACCCCAGCTTTTATTGGTGGCACACTCAACAAGGATATGCGCAGGGTTCATAGCATGAATTTGACGCGCATTTTCTTCTTGCTCTTTTGTCAGTCCTGACATTTTTAACGTGTCGTTGCGTAACATAATTTTGCATTTTTCCGGATACCACACCGTACCGTTAAACCAGCCTTTTAATGCCCGTCGCACACGGTAACTATGTTTTTTCGGGTACGCGTTATAACAACTAATCAGCCCGCTAAACACCGTGGAAACAATACCGCGGAAGCCGGGAATCAAATCATCTTTTGCAAGATTGCTTTCAGTCACATTGCCAGCAGAGAAAAAGTCTTGCTGAGCTTGCTGTTTTTTGCGTTGTCCTGCCTTACGTAAGCGGGAGTTATTCGGTTGGGCAGGAGCAGGGTTTTGATTGCCCTTTAACAGATTAACTAGCATTTGCGTTGGTTTTTGGTCAGGCTCACCCATGAGAATCTCTAACCGCCCTTGAATACCGCCTTCGCCACCAGTGTTTTCACCCCCGAACAAGTTTGGCTTGTCAATATAAGTCGCTTGTGAATGCGTTAGCTCTCCTGGCTTACCGACATACGCCGATTTATCATCAATGCGTAACTCCACAATCTCATCTACCGGTCCGCGTCCCAGCCCCGAATGAATATCCCAGTAGTAACGATAACCGACCGTTACCGCACCGCCTTTGCGTTTGCCACCCATTATTTTTCCCCTTTCGTTTGTTGTGCTTGTTTTGCGGCAGTCACGCATTTGCGTGCAAACACGCTACCGGTGGCTAAGAATTTTTCAGAATCAATTCCATTTTGCAAAAAGTCGTTGAAATCCCACCCCTCGCGCTCAAAGAACGCTTGTACACCTGCCGCGCAAAAATGCACACGGCGCATATCTTGTATCGTGATGACCATTTACTTATCCTTTTTTAATTTCAGTGGTACGATAGTTACCGTGCGCTAATACTTGCCAATCTTCTGTCCAGCAATCGCCGAAAAACACACATTGTGGTGTCCCTTCATTCGCTTGCGGGAAATTCCATTCGTCGCTTGAAACCGCTTCCGGTCCTTGTCCGCTACGTTGTTTTGGCGCAAGCGCTTGATTTAATAAATAACTGACCGCAAGCACTGCAACATATTTAACGACCGCCCAACCAATGGCTGCAAACATAACGTTCTCCTTTTAAATTAAAATACCCGTGACCCATCATAAGGCGATTTATTCGGCATGTGCGGAATACCACCGAAATTCAGCATATTGTTAAATTTTTTAGGCAAGTAGTTGCCCGTCCGTCACAGCCGGGGTACACCTTAATCGTTGTGCCAACAGACAGCTTTTGTGTACCACCCATTAGGGTAATTTGGTTATTTTTATGTACCGTTACCGCCCGTACTTCGCGCACGCTGTCACTATCCGTCCACTCAATAAAGCTGGTGTTAAACCAGCCTTCAGGTAAATTTTCAGGCACATCTACGGTGAGTGTTGTCCCGTTTAACGCTTTAATCACCAAACCTGCAACCGCAAAATTTTTCGGATTAACTCTGCAATCGTAATCGTAGAGCGTATAAGGGAAGTTACGTCCCCAAGTTAAGCGCAAGCCCGCACTTTGCATTGTGGAAGATAGCCCCGCAGAAACTAATTCCGTCTTATGTACATCAGGGCGTTTTGCTTCAATAATCGTACCAATCCAAACTACCCGTAATTCTTGTTCTTGATAATGCAAGCGCATAATCATCACCTTAACGGTTTGGCTCGGTGGCATACCACGATACAGCAATGCCACAGGGTTATTGCTCGGTAGCACAATATTGATATTCTCGCCCGTGCGACGACCGCTATCACTGATTGCGGTTGCCAGCCATTTTTCATTGTTTACGACAATGTCTTGGTCAGCATCACAAAAACGCCAAATCTTTTCATCATCGCCGCGGGTAAATTGATAAAGCGTAACGGGCTGACCATCGGCAACAGAATGGGTTTTATCTAAATAATTCACGTTTTAAATCCTTTTTAAATATCGTTTAAATGTCGTTTAAATCATTAAACTTCGAGTTCATCATGTAAGCCTCGGAAGCTAACCATCACACTTGCCACCGTATCAGTGTGGTGCTTCCAGTCAATCGTGTCGCTCTCTAAGCGTGAGAGTGTCAGAAAAGAAATCTTAGCCACTTGTTCACGCTTTAAATTTAACACTTCACCATCCAGTGCAAGCCGTTCGGTTTGGTTGTTGCTTACCGTTGCGGCTAAAATCCGGCGGTAATGCACGCTGCCGTCGGTACACTCAATGCGAATGTCTTGCCGTCCCGCCTGTTTCAATAAGCAAGTCGTGTAATAAACCAGCTCAATATCGAGATTTTTGCCGACAATATCGTTTGCTAGTGTTAAATCTGATGTCGAACTTGCTACCCAAATCGCTTTTTGTCTGCCACGTAAGTAGTAAAACAGTTGGCGCAGTTGGTGTTGTGCGTCAATCCCATTTAACAAGAAACGATGGTTTGTGAGCTGAAACGCATTTTTCGCCGTATCTAAGTAATGTGGTAAGGCGGTGTCGTTATCCAGTTGTTTAATCAAACGCAAGTATTGTGCGGTAATATCTTCTGACCATTCGCTGGTTGGCTCTAACACGGGATGCCCACGATAAGTCGGCAAGTGACGAATATCGGCAGCATAGCCATTGTGCTCGTGAATTTGCAGGCGAATTTGTGCGGTTGCCACGCCATCACTTAAACGAGTAAGTTGTGGCATATCGGTCAGCACGGCGGAGCGCAACGGATAGATCTGTGTGTGAGTATCAAAGCGATGCAATAACGGGCGCTTTATTTCAAGCTTATCAGGCTCAATGCCAGTAATATCCACCATTTCACGTTTGTTCCCGTTCATCAAAACCGCACGTCCTCCGACATAAAAGTCAAAGCCTGTTGTGGCGAGTGAAAGGGTTCTATCGCCTTGTTTGGTTGGCTTAGCCAAATAAACTCGATGCGTGAAAATCGGCAACGCCCACACTCTTGCGCCGTAAGCATAGAGCATATTTTCTAAACGCTGACGTTCTGTTCCAACGGTAGAGACTTTAAATTCAAAGGTTCGACGGGGTGATAAACGTTTTGCAATACGCTGTTCCGCTCCGGTAATTGATTGATGCACGGTCGTTAAAAACTCTAGTTTTTCAGTCACGTCTTCAGACCAATCGGGGAAAAATTCCCAGTCGGTAGAGCGCGAGCCAATAATGCGCAACGTAACCGGATTTTTGCCCGCAATCGTAAAAGTTACTGTGCAATCAATTTCCGCCGGACCGTTCATACTGACTTTAACCGTCCACTTCTTAAGTGCCAGTGCGCGTAGCGTGAGTGGCGTTTGATTGCCGGTTAGCGTAATGCCTTCGCCATCTTGTATATCTACCTTGGTTAAATTGACCGTGTGTCGGTTCGCATTCCACAAGTGCACATCAAACACTTGTTCAGTTGAAATTGAGCCTAGATTAACTGTATGCGGAATCACAAGCACACGGCTGTATAAATCGCTGTAGTAGTTCGGCGCAATATAAGCCTGTAACGACTGAGCTAAATCTAATAACTTGCCTTGCCGGAGTTTGCCTGACATTGTCGGCATAAGGCTTGCAGCAATACGTGCTTTGCCACGATAAATCGGCAAGCGGTCTAAATAGGCGGTATCTTTAGACGCGAGGCTTTTACCACTTGTTACAATATAGCCATTGATATTTGCCATTATTCAACCATCCGATAAGCCACGCCTTGAATCCCTGAGTTGTTTTTCCCTTTTTCAATATAACTTTCATTACGCACGTCATATTGCGCACTCGGAATAATCATCCATTTCTCGCTATTGATGGTCAGAATTTGACGGGGCGAGAGACACAACCATTGTGCATTCATAGCGATCTGCAAGAATACCTAAACGGCGAAAAATACCATCAATACCATGTGCAATTAAGCTGTGTGGACACGGTATTAACGATTGCCCGAACTTAGATTGACTGTAATAGACAAGTAAGGCATCAGGATGATAAGTATTTTCGTCTGTTGTCATCGCCGCTCTGCCGAGTGTAAGCAGGTATTTGCCTTTATCCGCATTACTCAAATCTTTATAATCTGAAACATTTACGGGAGCGAAATACCAAGGTGTCCGTTTATCGCCACTGATACCGTCGGCACGGACAACCGCTTGATTGCCACGCGCCCCGTTAGAAAAGCCGTAAGCGTGGTCGCTATTTTGATAATGCGCGTAGTTCTTTGTGATATAAGTGCCATAGGTATATTGACCGCCGGTATAAGTGCCTTCTTTGTTTAACGTGCCAATGCCAAAATGCCGAAATTTTTCCGCTTCAATTTGCACGACAACGTGTAAATATTGCGCCGTGCCGAAAAAGTCATAAGACGCATAATTGCCTTTTTCTAACTGAGAGGTTGCCGTGTCGATTTCACGATAAGCGTGCGCTCTTGATGAACCGGGCTGTTCATGGCCTTTTTTACTGGTATCGAAGCCGGTATTCACATAAGTAAACAACTGATTAACTTCAGGCTTAAACATAAGCGACCAGTAGCCTTGCTCGTTGTGTAAGCACAGCAAATTATCTTCCGACTTATCTACTACCCACTTTAAGCCTTGAGCAAACTCACTTAATTTTTTAAGTAGTTCCTTAACGTCTTTTGCGTTACCCGTTTGATATGCCATGCTTAATACTCCGTTGTTGTCTCAATCACAAAATAATCCTTGGTTGCTACACGATAGCCACCGTTAAACACCCGCCCTTTTCGTCCTTCAGTAATAGTGACTTGATCGCCTGCTGCTCGCTGAATACCCGGAATCCAATACACGCCATCAAATGTGCCCCAACGGTTACGTCCTTGGCTAGAATCCTTGAGACTGATAAATTCAACAGGTATCAATGGATAAGCACCGCCTTGGCTTTCGCCCATTGAATCAATACTGCGTGGCTGTTGATATGAACTGAAAAGCTCATAATTACACAACGGGAATAGCGATTGTCTGCGTGAATCGGTACGCAAGTTTTTGTAACTGCTGCCGTAAAAGTCACGCCAGCTTTGGTCAGGTGTAAAAAGCCAACAATTACCATATTTAGCGTCTATGATTGATGAATGCAATTCACCTGTTTGTGAGTAGCGTACTCGTACCGCACGGTTGTTTTCATCCACAATCGGTGCGCTACCGGCAACACAAAGCGGATAGGGGTATTCTGTCGGCGGCACGGTCGGTAAAATAAAACCGAGATAAGCACTTGAACACACTTGCGAAATGCGTGTGATAATTTTGCAACAACGTCCACTTGCGACAATGTGATATTCGATTGGACGGTTATCCGCAAACAAAACAACGCCAGGGGAGGCATTAATTAAGCCTTTGTCAATTTCAGCTGGCGTAACCGCTTTTTCATTGAAAAACGTGCCGCCCCAAAAGTTAAGATTGTAAGTATCAGCTGAAATTAAGTTATCGGTTGAAGCCACAAGATAAATATCTTGTTCAACGCCGGTACCGGTTGATTTCCACGCAATTTGACGGATTTCTTTTTGTGTTGCGGTTTCGGTCAATTTACGGTCAAGTAATACTGTCCACGCTTGTCCGTCGCGCTTGAGTGTTTCATCTTGTGTTAGAAACTTATTGATTTTGTCTAATAAATCACGCTCGTTTTCTGCTGTGCCTGTTGTGTATGCCATTAGCCTAACTCCTGTTTTAATGTCTGTTTATTCGCCCTAATCACGGTCATTACCGCACGTTCACCCGCGACCGTATTAATGCCTGCCGTGAATAATTCCGCACTATCCACCGCTAACGTTTGTTGGATAGTTACAGGGCTTGCTACCGCCTGTTGTCCTGCCGTGCCGTTTTGCATTTCTTGGGTCAATGTTAGCTCGTTGTATGACGGCATTGATGGTGCAGAGATCAATCCACCGGTGGCATATTTACGTAAATGACCACGATTAATTGCATGTAAAAAGCCCACGCCATATTTCTGCACACTTGCCGCACGCACCACAAACTCACCATTGGATAACCGTGCCGGGATGGAGTCCGAAGTGCCTGTTCCCGGTCCGGAAATAAAACCACCGGTGGCTGCCGTCACGGCTGCACCCGCACCGCCGAAAAAGCCACTAATGGCACTGGTCGCTTGCATTGCCAGTTGTTGTGCGGCAATCTGCGCCATGCTGTTTATCACGGTCAGGGCTAATTGTTTTACCGCATCACCCAAGCTCATTGTGCCTTCAGCAAGTCCCATCAATGCGCTTTGGATACCTTGTGTTAAACCCTGTTTAAACGCATTTTCAAGTTCGTTTCCTGTCTGTTTAAGCTCTTGAATTTTTACTTTCATTTGTTCAAGCATTGCGCCGGCTGCTTCGCCTTGCGCACCGGGCATTTGTGCTAATCTTTCCAGGAGCGGTAATTGTTTTTCAATTTCTGCTACCGTTTGCGCATACATATCTTTTAAGCGTTGCTGTCCTTCAAAGTGTGAAATAAGCCCGGTTTGTACTTGCGCTTGAATCTGCTGTTCTTTGGCACTTTGTGCCTGCATCACTTTGTTAATTTCTGCCTCAATGCCATTTAACTGAACCTTGGCTTCTTCCAGCGGTAACATTTGCTTAACCAAATTAATGCCGTCTTGGTTATTGGCTTTGCTAAATAAAGCGAGTAACTGGTTGTATTTACTTTGTACATCAAGCAGATCCGCTTTTGCCGTTTGTCCGGTTAAGCGCAAGTAATCACTATTGAGTTCGCGTAGCTTATTTGTGGCTTCTTCTGCCGTACGTTTTGTATCTTGTGCCGCTTTTTTCGCATCACTTTCCGCTTTACGTTGCGCTTTATTCGCTTCCACTTTTGCTTTTCTGTCCGCTTCCGCCTGTTCACGCAGTTTTTTCTGATTTGCTTCAATCGTTTGATAGAGTGCTTCTGCCTCTTTTTTCTGCTCATCCGTCCAATTGCTATTGTTACGTGCATTATCAAGGTTCTTTTCAAGCTCACTCATTCCCGATTGACGTGCGCGGGTACGCAGTTTTTCTAGCTCATCGCCGCCTTTTTTCTCTGCTTGCTTTTGCTCAAGTTGAGTTTGCAAGCCAATGGCTTCATTGATTTTGTTGATAAAACCTTGCACTGCATTGCCCGACATCCCTGCTTGTGCGGCAATGCCTTCAAATTTTGTACGCATCGCTTCTAAGCGTTCGATTGCCGTCGTGGAGGCTTGGCTCAAATCTTTTTTGAGCTTTTGAGTGAGTTCTTCCACTTCCGTTTTCATCGCAAGGGCTTCGGTTTCACTTGCTTTGATTGCTTCTGTGAGCAATTTCACTGCTTCAGGATGTTGCGGGTCGCCAATTTCCGTTAATTTTTCTGCTAATGTACCGCCGGCTTCGATGGCTGCGTCCCAAGCCACTGCTAATTGCGTTTGCGTAATATTGGCTAATTCGCTGCTAGCCGTACTCATTGAGTCAATTTTTTGCTGTAGCTCATCAATTTGCGCATTAAGCGCATTTACTTCATCGGCATTAATTAATCCGCCCATGACGCTAGTACGGCTTTGATTTAGCAATTTATCGCGCTCGGCAATGAGTGCTTCAAGTTTTTGTTTCGCTTCATCTAATGACGCCGTATTAACTTTGAGCTGTTCAAGGCGATCACTAAAACCGCCCATTTCGCCCAATTTGGTACGTGCTTCGACTAAGGCGTTAGTTTTCTCAATATTGGCATCAAGCGTAGTGAGAGATTGGGCAAATTGACGTTCAACTTCTTCCTCTTGGCTTTTTAAATACAGATACGCTGCACTCAGCCCTGCAATAGCCGTAATCGCCAGCCCAACTGGTCCGCCGATTGCCGCAAATAATCCCGAGCCTACATTGACGGCAGCAGCTCGGGCTTTGGCAACAGCAAGCGCACCATAGGCTTTTGTTGCGCGCCCGACCGATACCGTCTCGCCATTGACCGCTTGCATTAAAACTACAGTCGCTTGTGCTTGACGAACAGAAGCCGTTGCACTAGCGTTAATCGCTGCCATGTGCGCACTTTCCGCGATCACTGCTTTACTTTTTAAGCTAATGCTAGTGTACATGGCTGATAAATAGCGCGCGGTGTATGCCGTGCCGACTAAAATGGCAATGCCGGCTAAACCCTCGAGATGATTTGCCAACGTCGAAATCGCCGTCGAAACAAGGGTAGATGCGCTCAGCGTTTTATCGGTATTGCCGACAAATTCAAGCCAAGCGTTAGAGAGTTGCGTGACCGCTTTGCCAATCGTCAATGGCATTTGCTCATATTGTTTTTGAATACTGTCTGCACCTTCAGCCACGGCAGTCATAATCACTTGCGTGGTTAATTGACCTTCTTCCGCCATTTTGCGCAACTCGCCTCGGGTTTTGCCGAGGGATTTTTGCAAGAGTTCTAAAATAATCGGGGCTTGTTCAGACACCGAGTTAAATTCTTCGCCACGTAATGCACCGGCTGCCATACCTTGTGATAACTGAATGATTGCTGCTTGCGCTTCTTGTGCACCAGCACCGCTGACTGTCATCGCCTGTGAAACGGTTTTCGTAAAGCGCAAGATTTCTGCCGAGTTTGCCGAGTCGCCTAATGAACGAAAAACGCGCGTGTAAAGCTCCGCCGTAGCAGAAAATGCTGTCCCCGTTTCTTGTGCTACAGTCATCAAGCCATGAAAAGTGCCTTTAGCTTCAAGATTTGAGCGAGAAACTAATTTAATGCGTGCTTCAAGGCTTTTAAATTCGTCACTGGTTTGCACTAAATTGCCAATCGCCACATTACCCAAAGTTAAGCCAATGGCTTGTTTTTTTAATTCGGCTAATTGCTTACTGATAGATTCAACACCAGCACGGGTTTTGCCAAGCTTTGATGCTGCCTTATCGGCTTGTTGTGCGTGCTTTTCGGGCAAGCGACCATCGGGCAAGCACTCGGATTAGGCACATTGACTTATCCGTTGATTGCTTTTATCATTGCAATTTTTAGATCGCCTTTTGCATTCTTATTAAGCTTAATATTTGCTCCTAAAATTTAACCTCGCACTATGTCGAGGTTAAATCGTTTAGATAACCGGTCACCTCTTTACCACCATTTACCCCATAAGCTACATCTACCGTGCGCGCAGCTCTTAAACGTCGCTCACGCAAAATCGATTGCTGATAAAACAGCGTTATCTGGCGTGCCGTGTAATACTGAATTTGGTTAAAATCATGTCCGCTTGCAATCAATTGTTCAATAAGCTCTGCCCAGTTTATTTCTGCTTCTGCGCTTGTTGCAGTACCGCTTTTTCTAACATCGGTTGCAGCGCCTGACGGGTAAAAAAATCACTATTGACCGTCCACCACATCATCAATACCGTTTCCGCATTCTCGCCGGTTAAGTTTTGCACCCATTCCAGCGGCTTATTGATAGATAAGCTCACCATGGTTAAAACATCTTGATAATGTTCTGCGAGCAAACTCATCAATGGGTCAAGTCCGAATTGCGTGTCAGCTTGTGAAAGCGTAGTGCGCAAATCCGTCACAAACGGCATAAACAAGGCTCGGTGTTGTAACTGTTGGATTAAAGAGTATTCTTTAACTTCGATTTCTTCACCGGCAATAGTCAATTTTTGGTGCGGGAAGAGTACATTTAATTCATCTTTTTCTTTTTGCATGACTGAAACCTAGAGAAAGCCCCTAAATACTAGGGGCAGAAAAAGCGTTATTTTTTAATTTTAACAACGCGCCCGAATCGACCAAGCGTGCTATCGCCCGTTTTAGTCGTATCGGCTAACACTTTGGCTTTCGCACTTAACGCATCAAGCGCATTTTCGTTGTTGATTAAATTTAATGCTTCCGTTGGGTTGAAGTTGATTTTGTACAACTCAACTAAGCTCCATTCATTCTCTTCAGCAAGGTTGATTCCCTCGAAACGCAGGAATAAGTCTTTCGGATTGGTGGTTAAAAGTGCAATCACATCAACATCACCGTAGTTATAGGCAACGGTTAATTTCTTGCTTTTTTGTTCTTTTAAAAACTCAATCGTCCCGAAAATCGCATCAACAACAAAATCCGTGTTTTCTTTTAATTCAGCAATTTTTACATCGCTCACATTTTGATGTGCCAACGCAATACGATCACCAACTTTAATATCGTCAGGCAATGCTTCTTTTGCCACATTACCCGCTTTGATTGTGCTGGCTTCGCCTAAGAGCATTAAGCTCAAATTCTCTTTGCTCATCTCGTGGAATTTAACGGAAACTTCGCCGGATTTGCCGGTGATAATTTTGCGCACTTCTTGGCGATTGCCCGAGTATGATTCTTTATGGGTAAAATCCTCGACGGTCAGTGAGACATTTAACTCTGATACATCACCGACCCAGCGAAATGCGCCCGCTTGCCCGTTTGGTAAACGTTCTGCAAGATAAACTTTACCTTGACCGTAGCTGTAAGTTTCGTTGCGTGCCATTATTCTTGATCTCCTTCTTTTTTGTTTTTTGCCGCTTTCGCTGCTTTCAAAGTTTCGCCGATTCGGTTTTTAATGATAAAATCGGCGTCTGATTGTTGTACGTCAATTACATCGCCTATTTGATATTGCTTGCCTGCGTGCGTATGCGCCACAGTCAACATGATTTTAATTTGTGCCATGATGTTAACCCCCCGTAATTTGGCATAGGTGCCTTGAAATACATACCGTAGACCGCAACGCCCATACCGCTTTGTGTGTCCGACCACAAGTTTTGTACGCTTAATAACTCAAAGGTACCGCTTGGCTCAAGCCGATAGCGGTGTAATCCCGCGCTTAACCGCTCAACCAATTGATAGATACCGATATTGTCTTCGCGCTCACCATCTAGTACATTCGCGACCAAATATATTGCCCAGCGAGCTTGTACAATACGCGGGTTTTCACCGGGCATATGTCCAAGCCAGGCAATATATGCAGCAGGCGGATTACTTACGATACGAGCCACCGCCGCATCATCCCAGTGCCCGGAATGTGTCGTTACTTCGTTTAAGACGTTGCCGCAAAGTGCTCTAATTCGCGCTTGTAATGCGTCACTGGTTTTAGCAATATTACTCATCAGATAAACCCCTTTGACTTATCTCGCGCCCAAATCGAGGGTGATGACTGTATAGTGATGATATTGTCACTCTCTATTGCATTACCGTCTTCGCTAACACCTAGTGATATAGTACCGTTTGCCACTTTTTCTAAGTATTTAATGGTATCTTCGTAGTCGCAGCGTGCTTGCTTAGTCGCGATATTTTTTTCCAAAAAATAGCGTGCGATATAGCAGCAATGACGTTCTAACACCGCCGGCACCCTTTTTAAGGGCAGGCTATAACGTCCTGCTAAATAGCTATCAATCGTCTGCGACGCATCTTGCAGTGCTTCGGCAACTTTGGGACTATCTACGCCGCCGGCAAGCGTATCAAAGACTTTATCGCCATACCGTTTAACTCCGTTAGTTTCACTTTAAGTTGTTCTACGGTTAAGTCGGCTGGTAATACACCTTCTGGAAGCTGTTTGCCTTGTGTAGATGCAGTCTTACCATTTTCAGATAGCCTTTTGCTATCTTTTTCACCGCTTGCGGGTTCGGCTTTTTTAACCACCAAGCGTGGGTCGGCTTGGAGTTGTGCAAGCTGGTTTTCGGTGATGCCTTCAATTTTGCTTTCACCCGCTGCGAGACAGAGACCAGCACGGCGATAACCGTGTTTAATTTTGTTCGACACCACGACATCGTATAACGAAGTAGAGTTTTCCATTTCATTTAAATCCTCTTTAAATCGGGTTTAAAGTGCAGTCAAATTTGCAAAAAAATCACAAATTTCGACCGCTTGAGATTAGAGATACTCAGCAACAATCAGCTCTAAACGACCTTTAAATTCATTGTCTACCGTTGCACCGTTTTCGACACGGAATTCACGCTCTAAAAGCTGAGTAGCTTCTTTCTCAAGTGATGGCGGAACAACTAACACAGTCGGCTTGATACCTAAACGATGATCACCATCGCCACGCACCGCACGCATTGCAGTAATAGCTTTCCACAAGTTTTCAGCAGTTAATTGGCCTTTCACTGCATGAGCTTGTTGCCAGAATCCATAACCAACATTACAACGGCTATCCACACCATAGGTGTACACGTCCTCCTCAAATACTTTTTGAGCATTTGCATCTGTCATTTGTGCTGGTGTAGGTGGTTTGCGCTCTTGGAAAATAATCGGTTTTAATGCACGAGATGTGTCTAACAAATACCACGCATTTTCTTCCGTAACTCCAGTCCCATCATCCGTAATATTGCTCACAGATTTTGGTTCTGTTCCATCTACATTAGCCCCGACAGGGTGATCAGTGTCGAAGAAATACTGACCGTCATAACATGCCGTACTAAAACCCACCCTCAATGCGCCGAATACAAGCTCATCAGGTTGCGTACCTGCTGCTAGTCCCAAATCTTCAATAAGTGGGCTATACACGCCTTCGTTATCGTCTTCTACATCCGTGCGTTTAATTTGCACCCCGTTTGCAAAAGATTTATTTTCAATTGAATAACCGTGACTTTGGATTGCGGTAATCGTACGTTTACCAACCCATTCCGTCAGTTTCGGCATTTGCCCCAACCACGCATAGGAATTACTTGCCGTGCTTGATTTCACCACAGTTGCAATCTTGGTATATTGGCTAGGCGCTTTTGCCAAGCCATTTTTAAAGTTTTTAGCAAAGCCTACAAATAAGGCTTTTACAATTTCAGGAGTGACATTCTTAGCCATTAGTTACCTTCCATTTCTTCTTTTTGTTTCAAAAAATCCGCTTCGCTAAGACCTAAGCGTTGCGCCATATCTTTTTCAACTGCACTTAACACAGCAATCCCTTTTTCGGTTTTTTCCACCTTTTGAGTTTGGGTTTGCTGTGCAGATAACACTGCAATTTGCGGGCGGGCATCAAGCATTGCCGATAATGCAGCAACGCCTTGCTGTTTGCCGAATTGCTTCAGATAATCTACCTCCGCTTCAACTGCGCGTCCTTCATTACGAGCCTTACCGACTAATGATTCAATTTCGGTTTCTGTATTTTGAGCCGACAGTACTGCGACTTGATTAACTACAGCGTCATAAGTTGCTTTCGGCACATAAGCACTTAAGTCAACTTCTTTTGCGGCAGCACTTAATGCGGCTACTTTGTCATCAGCTGCGGTTTTATCAGCTTGCAAAGTTTCAAAAGCAGAAAAGGCAGTTTGTGCTTGTTCTTCCGTCAGTTCTGCATCTTCGGCGACTTCAACACCGAGTTTTGCGAGTAATTTACGCAATGATTCTGGCATTTTTGTGTTCTCCAGTTGTTCTGTGATTGCCGAAAGTACTGCAAGCCGTTTCATACCCGTAATACCGGGGTCATTTGTCAGTGCAGCCATTCGGATTTCGAGGGGTTCGCCATTTTCGTTATAAGGGAAAACAGCACTTAAGAAAGCGTACTCACCATCTTTAATTTGCTGATAGGCTTTTGGTGTCCAGCGAGGCTTAACAAATAAGCCTTGTCGCTCTTCATCATCAAACCACTGCATTTCAACATTATTAAACCAACCCGCAGCGACTACATCCCCCTCATCAAGACCTTTTTTTGCCTTAAAAAGAGAGCCATGGTCATAATCGACTAAAATATCTTGCTTGATAGTTTTAGCTCTCTGGATTAGACGATTAGCAATGGTTTCATCTAAAAACCAATGCGGCACGTCATCTGGTCTGCCGTCTCTTGCTCTAAATTCGCCTTTAGGCAAAAGTTGTTGCCAACCGTCTGGACTGGTTAATTGTGCGGTTAAAACCGCAATGGGGGTTTTCTTTGCTTTCATGCAAACTATTGTGGCTTAAAAATCAGAGAGGTCTGTTTGCGATATATAAAATCAAAAAAGCCCACATTTCTGTGAGCTTTTAAACAATGAAGGGATTTAATAAACAAGATGGCGTTTAAATCGAATTTATAGCGTTTAAATAAATTAAATCTAAAACTATGCTTATTAAATTTAGAGCGTGCTTAGATTGTTTCTGAGGCGTTTTTCACATTCTACACTAAGATTGTACCGTTTTCGATAATTCTCGGTTTAAAATGGCTTTGATTTCTTCAATGCCATCATAGCTTAAACCTAAGAATGCGCGGGCAGGCATATTCTTTGTTCCGAACTGATGGTATTGACCGTAAGTTTCAGATACTCCAACAATGGCAATATTATCGGCATAATCAATATTTAAGCTTTTCACAAGGTCACCGGTTACTTGGAGAATATTGCCGGTATATCCAGCCGCATAACGGCGTTTCTTATAATTGCTATTTAGTTTTTCCCATTGTTCACCGTTTGGTGATGCTTCATTATCAAACGCACTTTCGGCTTCCTGTTGCAGTACACCTGCGACTTTTCGCATAATATGTGCGTTATGCTTCAGCATTGCAACCCGTTTTAAGGCTTGGCGAAGTTCATCGTCGTCGAATTCAAATTCAAAGTACATATATTGACATCCTTTAAAAATTGGCGTTAAATTAAGAATATTAAGCGGGCTTGTTGTCTAATTGGTAGGACAGCGTTTATTTTTAAATGCTCTGTGCGACTTCGATACTCGCCAAACCCGCAAACTATTCTTTTCCTTCCACAATTTTATATACCCCAGAACGAATCTTATTTAACACATCACTATAATCAACTTTATACGCATTAATCACGGAATCGACATTCTGAGCTGGTTTTAATTTATCATTGCTCGGAGAATCAACGACAACTTTTATTGTTTTATCATCATTAAAATAAATTAAATTATGGTGACCACGTTCACTATCCCAAACAACTAAACTAGGATTTGCTACAATCCGTGAAATACTCGCATATTCTTCCGCGCTTAATCCAACACCTGTTTCGTGGTGTTTAATACTATTAGCGTGTGCTAAGCGTTTCTCACTCATTACTAACACCAATTCAGGTATTTTTTCACCATTTGAAAGTGCGGTCACTTTCTCAGCGATTTCTGTGCTTACAAAGCCTGCAGAAATATAACGATGGCTTGCGCCACGTTTGCCTAAATTAGATTTTACCCAGTTTTCAAATGCCTTATGTCGTGCTTCGCTATTATTAATAGCTTGTATTGTTTGGCTGCGTAAATCACGATTTGTAATTTGCTGTAGTTTACGCATTACTGCAATATCTGTGCCGAAAGCAGCTGAACCGACATTATAATTCCAGCCAGCACCCACTTTCATTTCACCTTGGTCAGTTTTAATTTTACTGACCGTAGTTCGAATTTCTTCACCTGTGTTTTTATTGATGCCGGCCACGGCAGTTTCTGTACTCATTTGCCCTTGGCTGTCAGATACCGCTAATCCTTGCTTTTTAAGTGCAAACTCACTTAACGCACGCACACGACAGCGACAATTCCAATCATTTGGTGGATACATTGTTTGCCAAATCGGATCATCAAGACGATATACCTTGCCATGTAAAGACAAATGGCTTGCACGTGTACGGCTATCTTTCAGTGCTACATATTGCCAATAGGGTTGCTCGTCGGCATTCTCCATTTGCTTAGCATAACGTGCGGCGTGAAATGCCGTAGATTTATTGGTGCGTAAAATCGTTTTTAAACGACGGGGGCTACCGAGTTGCACGGTGTTTCCGTCTTCATCCACGGTTTTCCCCCACCAACCCAGCGTTTTTAGCATTGGTTCAAGGTTTTTAATATATTCGCGCTCAGGCATACCTTCAGCAATCGCTTTCTCTGTCGCCCAACGTAGCGTGTCTAACACTTCTGCACGGGTGGCTTTGGCAACTGTAAACGCACGGGCGTGGGCTGATTCGAGTTGCTCGTGCCAGTCCCACGTAATATTTACGCCTTTTGCCCGCAAATAATCGACCGCTAATTCAGGCTCAAGGCGTAACACATACCCCATATCAATGCTTTTTTCGTTATCGGTTGGCATTAGCGCGTCCTAGTAATTCACTTACAAAAATTGCACGAGTTAGCATTTTTTCCAACTCATTATCGTCCATATCGGCATAGAGCGTTGCAATGCGTTCTTGCGCAAATTCGTAACCGCCTTTTTCCAATGCTTCTACTACAGGTTTTAGTATTGGGTCGATGATTTCTTGGTATGCTTCTGCCGTTGGCTCAAGTTCATCTAGTAAATCATCAGGATCACGGTTTACCGACAATATTGCCATTTTACCCCTGTCTTGAGCGGATAAAAGTGCGGTCGAATTTTGCAGATTTTTTCGTTCTAAAATTTCTTCATTTTCAGCCGCAATCGGCACTTGTAATTTGTCGTGCGCCCACTGTTTCGGAATTCTAAAACCCAAATCAACCAATGCCCCAAGACCAGTCCCAAAGCTCGTAATATCTTCGCTTTCAGAAATATCAAACTCAAAGCGCGGAATACGGCGAGCGTCATTAAATGACTTACAGTTAAGTGCATAAAGTGGATAAACCAAATCCCGTGTAAGTGTGGCTTGTAAGCGTTTTAAGTCTGCATTGCGAATTTCTGACCGCACTTCATTATGCACATTGCCAAGGGCATTAGTTGAGCTTGCACCATCGGCTTGTGATGTGAGCGTGCCACCTAAAATGGATTTACTCATTGACTTTTCAGCCCACTCAATCATCGTCATAAAAGCGGTGCTGTCGCCTTCTGCAGCTTTTTCAAATTCAATATCCATGCCTCGGGGAATAATACCACCTGCGTTATGCCCAATGCTCATTACAGCACGGAGCAAGGTGTTTTTCTCATTTTGCGTTGCCCCTTCGGGATATTTACCCAAACGTAATGGCAAGCCGTAGATTTCTAAAAATTCGGCAAAATCCCGAGCTGAGTAATTTTTATAAATAAACGGCCATACCAACGAACGTACTAAACCAATACGAGAAAGATAGCCTGTCTTCGCCTTAGCGATATGTTTCACCCAACCAAAGGGCTGTAAATCCACACCATTGGTTGAGCCGTCACGCAAACGCAGACTATTTCGCTCAAAAGTAGGCGTCATAAACCACGCCGGTTCACGCCAATGTACGTTTTTAATCAGTTTTAGGCCCCCCCACTAAACCTTGTTCCCACTCAATTTCTTGACAGCTAAAGCCTTTTAAAATGGCGTCGGTCGCATCAAAAATACAATCATCTAACCACACAGCGTCTTGCAGGATTTCATTTAGCATATCCGTATCACGCTGTTCTTCGGTCGTGGCATTGCGTGGGGCGATAATTTGCCAATCTACCGCCTGAATAGCGTTGCGACGCTTGCCAATTTCGGACTGCAAATGGGCATCTTTTTCTTCCATATCTTCCGCAAGTTCTGATTGCGCTACCAAATCGCCTTGTTCTGCCGCTCGCAAGATACTTGCCGCACGAGTAGGCGTTAGCCCACTGGTGGGGTGTTCGCTATAATGTTGGTGTAAATACCCCAACTGGCTATTATTTTCCGTTTGCACATCATCATCGAACACAAAAGGATTGCCGTGAATATCTAAAATTTTACTTTGCATAATTTGCCCTATACATTATCCCAATCCGAGCCGAATTGGGCGTTTAAATCGTCTATTTCGGCAGGATTGTAGAAAAAAACCTGCTCATTTTTGACCGCACTTGTATGCTTGGCTGGCAATGGAATATAGTCAATTTCACCACCGGTCATATAACTTGCTCTAACAGCCATACAGTACGCTACCGCCGAGTCGCCATGGCGTTTGCCTGATTTGCCTTGATTGCGAGATTTATCAATTTTTGGTACGCCGTTGATTACGACAATATGCCCTTGGTCTAAGATAGTTTCTTCATCTTTGGGAATACGGATTAAATCCGACTCGTAAAGTGCTTTATATTTTGGCATCCATTCCCAATACCATTTGTCATTAAGCATTACGGTTTCCACCATTGATGAGCCATAACGCAACAAGGCACTTTCTGCTAAATAACCGCCATTACCGGTAGCGTCAAATGCTGCCCCGATAAAACGGGGGAGTTTGGGTAAAAGAAACAGCATAATTTGCTTTTGCTGGTCGTAAGGGCAGTTACGAATTTCAAGGGTTAATTCAATATGGCGAGCGGTATTAGGCAAACAGGCACAAATACTAAATACACTCAAGTCGCCACTTCGTGCAAAGTCCACCCCAAAACTATGCCGATAATCTTTATTTAAGTTTTCAAGATGTGGCAAAACGTCTTTCAATAACCATTCCGTGGTCATCACAACACGTTCGTCTTCTGAATAAGTGATAAACTTATCATTGCATTCAAAGCGTAAAATCACCTTGCTTTCATCGGCTGCACGGTCAATCAAAGGGCGGGGGATATAGCCACCCGAGCTTTTCTTCGGCACACAGTAATATTCCTCCAGTGCGTCTTCTTCGCTTGCGGTATCTCGCAATAAATCATGTTTCCACGCCTCTTCTTTGGCTGGAGTCCATTCTTGCTTGCTTACTTAGCAAATGCGTTGATACAAGCCTTCACGACACGCATCATCGAGCGTAATGGTATGGATAGAGTAGCGTTTTCGCCCTGCACGGCTATCTAAAATCAGCTGATTAAATAGATTATCCACGCCATTATGGGTAGATATTAATCGCACTTTCGCACCCCACATTGTAAGAGCCAACGCCGCTTTTAAGACTTCGGCTAATTTTTCGTGGAAAGCGGCTTCATCAATACAAACCACCCCTTGCATACCACGTAAGTTCTTAGGGTTAGATGATAGTGCTTTAATTTTGAAACCTGAAGCAAAGTAGATAACGTAAGTTAAAATATCCTTATCTTCATCTTCGAAAATTTCTTCTTGAATTTGACCGGTTGCACGGTTGAATTTACTTGCCCACATTGCACAGGCGTCAATAAACTCACGTGCCATCTCTTTATTTGAACCGATGTAAAACACATCTGAGCCACCATCGGCTTTATTTCGGCTCGCAATCAACACATCATCCGCTGCCTCTGCCCACGTTAAACCCGTACGGCGAGATTTTTCGGCAATTTTGAGCTGGCTGTCATCAGCAATCCAACGTTTTTGATAACCGAGCAGCAATTCGTTAGGGTCAAAAGGGATAAAATCTGGTAATCTCATTACGCAATTCCTAAAATTTCGGCTTTAAGTTGATCTACGGTAGATTTAGATATACCCGCTTGCACAACCACTTTTTCAGCGGCTTCTGCTGCCTGTTGAGCCACCTCTTTGCGAATTTTTCGTTCACGTTCATAGCTTAAAGAAGCTGCGGCTTCTAATCGCTGTACTGTTACCGCAAGCATGGCTAATTCTTTCGGCTCTGCAATGCCGTTTTCCGCATATTGGGATGACATTTCAAAGGCAAGGTGTTTGACCAATTCAATCACCGTTTTACCAATATCAGATTGGGGCATTTCGCCAAATTGTTTCGTCCAGATTTCAGCCACTTCTCGGGCTTGACGAATTTTAACCCCGACTTTTTCCATTCGACTGGCATAACGATTTAAGCCCGTTTTGCTTAATTTCATTGCATCGGGTAGCCCGCAATCACGGGTCAAGTCGTTAATTTCTTCTAAAATTTCAGCTTGGGAGAATTGCTTATCACGCAACATCATCGCAAGCTGAGTTTTGATATTCGGTGGGAGTAAATCGACTTTACTGGCACGTCCACGGGTTGTTTTTTCTGCCATTTAAACGCTCCTTAAATTTTGTTTAACAATCGTTTAAATCTTCGGGCGAGGACGTTTAACACCATCCACAAAGGCTTCGCCATTGGCAACATCTAACCCTCGCTGAGTGATTTTTGCGACCATAAAGTGACCTGATAAACGTTCAATTTGTACCAGTCCTTGTTCTTCCAGCCAATTTAAGTGATTGCGAACAAGATCTCGACTAATCTTATGCCCATAAAGTGCCAGGCAATCATCTAAAATACTTTCATTAGCGTCATAACCTGCGTCAGCTAAAGAGCGTAAAATAACTAAGCGTTGGTCTTGTGTTAATACTTCTTTAAGCATTTTTATTATTCCTTCAGTTTTGCTTCTAATAACAGCCCCAACTGGTGGCTTACGGCATCCATTTGTCGGCTGGTGGCTTTGGTGTCGCCCTTGACATCTGTGACCAGCGTTTTTAGACGTTCCACATCCACCGCTGTGGGTAAGTTTTCCACTTGCTTTTCGAGCATAGCAATACGGCTGTCGTGATTTTTAGCCACTTCCAGCAATTGCCCAACATCGTTTTTTTTCGCATATTTGCTGTCAAGCTTCAGCCAAAAAGTGCCTGCAACCACAGCAGCCACCGTGGAAATCACCCCAAAATTGGCACGCACAAATTCAAACAAATCATTCATCATCGTCCTGCCTCCCAGTCCTCTTGGCAACTGATACAGCGGTGTGCCATTGGCTCTACACGTAAACGTGCCGTAGGAATCGGTAAACCACATTCGCTACATTGACGGCCTGCTTGTGCAATGGCTTCGATTTCATCATCAGAGAGCGCCGTGTCTAAGTGTGGCGCAAGTTGCATTTCTAAAATCTGCTCTTCACGTTCAGAAATGCGGTCAAATAAATCAGGCATTACTTATCCTTTTGTGCTGCGTCTTTGCAGATTTGGCGATAGGTGGTGTTATGCACAAGGATCTGCGCTAACGTTTCGGTGGTGTCTTTACGACTTGCTTTAATAATACCAAAGCCTGCACAAGACGTATTAGTCACGTAGGTCTTTGTTGGCGTGCAAGCGCTCAATAACCCCGTCACGGCTAGTGCTACTAATGTTTTCTTCATTTTGTTTTCTCACTTCAAAATTCTTCACTTTGGTTTCAGCGACCACTTTAGCTGTTTTTAACTGTTCATTTTTCTGCAATAGCGCTTGATTTTTCTTTTTTTCTCGGCTGACTTGTACACTTTTAAATACGCCCCAGCCTCCAAGTAATGCCACCACCGATACAATAGCGGCAAGTTGAGTTGTAAACATTATTCTTCCTCCGTGTTGCTGTTGCGAGAACGCTGAAATGCGTTTACTGCGCCTTTTGTGGCAGCAGTGCCAACGCACGCAAATAAAAACGTGCTAAACAACTCTGGCACATACGATTTATCCATCCATACGCAAAACAGCATCACCACTAAAGCGGCTAAAAAACCAAAAAACTGGATGGTTGCCGTGGTCGATAAACGCCCGTCTGCGTTTGAAATTAGCTCTTTAATTGCCATTTTTTCCTAACTTTGTTTTCTCTAACGTACATTCATACACGTTATTCATCGAACTAAAATACCCAAAATCTTCACAATCTTGTGCTTTGCTTGTCACAGTGACTAAATAAGTTAATGCAGCAATCGCCACAAACATTGGTATATACCAAGGATCATCATAGCCAACTGACAAAATCAATGTCGCAACGATGCTTGCAATTAAAAGAAATACTGCAAAAACCATACTTATCCCTTAAATAAATGTTCTACGTTCACGACTTGCTCAGAATCAAGCCAAGACCATACGTCAAAACACGGACAGTCTTTTACCCATTCATTTGGGGTAATTGAGCCGTCGCCATTTAAATCGGGGGAGAGATCACGATGACCGCAGATTCGGGCATTAGGGTGTTTAGCTTCCAGTTCACGTAAAAGTTTGTGCAATGATTGCCACTGTGCTTTGGTATATTCAGCGTGATTTTTACTGCTTGCAGTAACACCACCGATTAAGCAAATACCTACAGAATTGCTGTTATGACCTTTGACGTGCGCCCCGATTTCGCCCACTTGGCGACCGGTTTCAATCTTGCCGTCGATGTCAATCACAAAGTGGTAACCAAGGCTAGTTAAATGTGAGTTAAAGGCTTTGATTGCACTTGTTGTGCGCTTAAAACCACGCTGTTTGTGCCCGCCGTCGAGAACTTGCGCAGACGTTTTATCCGCTTGTTTTAGTGATTTACCGTTTTGCGTTGCCGAGCAATGCACTACGATTTTGAAAATAGGCAAGGACATAAAAAAACTCCAACTATCAATTTTGTGTTGATAGTTGGAGTTTAATCTGTTGTAAGATTAGTTAAGTTTGCGACATATCAGTTCAAAGTTAGAATAAATCCGGTTGATGTCGCTTTCTTTGTAATGCACGTTGTTGGCGTAAGATCGCATAAATTGTTGTTTGAGACAATCGGTATTTTCTAATCAGTTCCGGAATATTTTTGCCATCAAACTCTTGATAAACTTGTACATCGCGTAATGCTTCTTTGATTTTATCGCCTGCCGGCAGATAAAACGACTTGCCACCAAAGTAATGTGCTATAACGCCGGCAAGTTTGCAAGCGGTCAATTTTGCATTATCTTCTGCAAATTTTTGACGAATAAGTTCTGCTTGCATCACATCAATTACTTCCGCTAACAACTGCGGCCAGCGATTCTGTACTTCACTTTCTGGGATATTATCTAAATTATCAAATAACGCCCCGATTTCCGCATGCTCATCATCAAAAAGTTCTGCTTGTCCTTTCTGCATAAAAAAATGCCTCAAAATCCATCAACTCATGGAACAAATTATAGTAATTTGTTGTGCAATAGAGTGAAAAATTTTAAGGCGATACGAGTTTAATGATTTATATATCATTGATATATATGATAAAAAAGGCTATTTTAGTAATTTTTAATTGCTTATTATTTAATCGGCTTATCTGTTGTTATATTTCAACCAAATTTGATAATCTGGGCTATTTTTAACAAAATCTTCTCGCCCTAAATCAACAAATCGTTGCACATATAACACCGCATTTCTAATTTGTTCTTCTTCAGCCTGTTGCGCTTTAACTTCTTCGCTCTGATGTTTACCTGTTCTCACTACCGCAAAATGCGGCTTTTGCGTTTCATAGACCGATTTTAAATAGTTATGATTAGTAAGCGGTTCGATTTTTTGCCCTGTTTGCAATGCTTGCTGGCGTTTTTTGCGGATACTTGCCACCGTTTCAGAGAGTGCGTGCGCCAGTAATAACGAACAAGAGTAAAGCGCCAAGACTTCATTCACAATTTTCAACGCTCGGGCGTTGTTAAGGTTGCTTTTGGCGGGTTTAAACAAGCCTAAATAAGCGACCATTGGTTGAGCAGTGCCGTGTGTCAGTTGGCTAATTTTACCAAGCAGTTCTCGTCCTGCATCATCTTCGATTAAGCCTTCTAAGTGAATATCGCTGTGGCAAATCGGGCATCTACAGAGTTTCATTGTAAGCCTCCACCATTAAATCGTAATCTTTACCCACTAACAGTAGCCCTTTTTCTTCTAATGTTTTTTTCATTACTCGAATGTGCCATTGTTTCAAGATTTCAAGAATTCTGCTTGCGTCATTTGCGTCTAACGCACCGACATTTAGCACTAATACCGTGCGGTTTTTATTGATGATTTTACGCACATACGCATTTAAAGCTTGCTCACTTGAATCTTTTAAAAAACCATGTTTACCCATACTGATCCAAACCGCTCTAATTTTGTGCGCTATCTCACTTTTTACTGGGGTTTCACCGGTAGCAGGGCTATAGGCGGTCGGTTTTTTCGTTTTTTTAGCAAACCATTTTACTTTTGCGCCTTTCTTTTGCAGTTCGTGTAACACTTTGTGTAGTTCTACGACAGTGCATTTTGTTGAGCTTTCTTTATTTGTTAATCGTTTAAGTATCTCACGATAGCTTGAGTCATCCACATTCAACTGACTTTTAGCTATGTGAATAAGTTGAATAAGTTTAGCCTTGTCGGTCATGCGTTATTCCTCATCATCAAAATAGATTTCTTCAGTATCTACGTACAATCTATATTGAATTGTTGCTTTATGTAGTTCCCATTCTTCATCACCGTATTTTCTTACAATGAGATACACATAATCATCTTCATCCCACATTTCCCAATTGTTATATCTCGCTTCAAGAATTTTTTGTGCAATCTCTTCTAACGAAGTGCTTATGTGGTAAGAAAAGAATGTCCATTCTCTTTTATCAGCTACGATTTCTAAGCACTTATCTTTTGTTGGTTCGTCGTCTTCAAAAACCGCTATATATTCATATAATTCTACTTTCATATTTCACTCCTATTTTTAAGAAAATAATGTACTTACTTCGTAGGTGGTTTTGGCAAATATTGCCAGTGGGTTACTTTGTAACATTCTCCATTTTCACTGTAGAATCGATTTCCAGTTATCATATAACCAATAAATTGATGCGGAATATCGTATTCTTCCTCTAACCCATACAATAAACAATCGCCTGTTTTCTCAAAAAATTCATAAATTGGGTTAATTTCTGGTAATGTATCTGTAACCGATATCCAGTTACTATTTTCTTGTTCTAACCATTGCATAACAGCTCCTTTATAAGATTTATTCTTTCGTAATATCCTTTCCAGCCCACCGCAAAAATGACTTAATTGATACGGTTTTTAGCGTAGCAACAATGCTGCAACTACATTTATTTCTACGTTCTTTTACTTCGCAATAAGTTACTAAGCCATCATCAGGATAAATCTTAAATATTTCTCTTTTTCCGAGTAAACTTTTGGTGATTTTCCCTGTTTTAGCGATGTATTTATGACCTTCGATTAAATCAGTTTCTTTTAACATTGTTAGCTCCTAATATTTTGCTAATACCATTCTCACTTTTGGCAACTGGTTTTGTGCATTGCCAATAAAGATTGCAGCGTGGGTAAATTCGTTTTTCCGAAGTGATTTTTGTGCTTGTTGAAGCTGTATAATTACTTCGTTTAGCTGGGTTTCTAACTCGGTTTTGCGTGAATCGGTCATCATAATTCATCCTTAAAATGGTTTATCTCGCATACGTTCGCAAAATGCTTGTCGTTGTTCTGTCCATTGAATATTGTTTCCTTTAGCTGACAGTCTGGCGACTTCCCATTTGAAGGCGGCTTCGGCATAATTGCCCTGCGCTTCTAGCTTTGCAGCCCCTTCTGAATAGTATTTGTAGCGGTCAAATTTTGGTGTACTCATAATGTTCTCCCGTGGTTTAAAACTTATTATGAACGCCCCTTAAAATTAGGTTTAAAGAGCGTTTAAATAGGCTTTAATCTTTTTGACCGTCATATTTTTGCTCTAACGCCATAAGTACCGCTCTTTGTAACCAATCAAGTTCCACAGGATTTTCGTATGCATACTTGATTTCGTGTAATGTTTCACGCTCTTGATCTGATATGCAGTACACTTGTAATAACTTCTCGGCTCTGTCATATTCGCCTTTTGTCGGTTTCCACATTATGCCGTCTCCTGCTCAAATGGTTTAATCACAAAATCTTCTACACCTTGCTTAATCGTAACCCCAGCAATCCCTTTTGCCACTTCAGGCTCAAGGAGTAGGGCTTCTTTGTTGATCTCTTTTTTGGTACGAATAAAGCGGTCAAATCCCATACGTTGCATAAACTCAAGCACAGCATCCGCTCCACGAATTGCCACCGACGGTGGACGTTGTCGCCATTGCACCTCACCTATCACAAAATTTGCTGTTTTACTTTTGCCGTTCTCAGTCAATTCATCTCGGTTTGCTTCACAGTATTCCTGCACTGCCTTTCGCAAAGGTTCGATTTCAGCTTGTAAACGCTTCAATTCTGGGGCGTAACGCTCGCTTGTTTCGGCGATTAAGTCATTCATTTCTGTGCTGAGGCGAGTATGCTCACGGCTTAAATCGCCAATTTCCTTAATTGCACTTTGTACTTGTTCTTCAGTAGTAAAACGCAACTTTGCGGGTTGTTTTACGCGTGTTTTAGTGGGTTGTTTTGCCATTTTTTATCCTTTATTCGTTATCAAATAATCCCATTGCTTCTGCCATATTCAACATGGCTTCGTACGTAACCAAACAAGATTTATCTTTTCCCTTAACCTTAATTTGCACACCAATTCCAATTCTTTCGCAAACTTCCACTTTAAAAGTTCTTCCGTGTAATTCTGTTGTTGCATTGCAAATATGTTTACTTATTGCGATTGGCAATTTTTCATACATTACCCCCAATTCTGTAAGCTGATTCTTACACTCTTCTTTTGTGATTTGCTCACTCATTTTTTACCTCCTAATGCTTCCAAAGCATGGATAAATTCGCTTGCTTCAACGGTGTTATCAAACACTCGTGCGGACTGTGCTAACACGAAGAAATAACGGTTTGATTTGTCTATTTTTTGCATTCTTACGCACCAATCACCTGCATCAGTGGTATCGATTACCGCATATTCATTACCGTCTTCAATGTCATCCCATAAAAGCGGTGGTGTAACGGCAAATTTGCCTATAATGACTTGTTCTGTCATGGTGTTCTCCTATTAGTTAATTGATTGTTTCCAACACACCCGAATGCCCTCAAGCATGGTGTAGTAGCCTTCCCATCTGCCTAAATCCTCACTTTTACCGAAACTATAGCGATAGGCTTTGTTCTCTGATATAAGAATTTCAGCAATATGTTTGTTATTACCAACTTCCACTTCAATGCGTGGTTTAATACGAGTAAAATCAATGTTTAACACCGTAAAACCAAGGCTATTAAGGCGGATAATTGCTTTTTGAGTCTGTTTTAAAAATCTGCACGCCACTTGGTTTGTGCGGTTAATATTGTGGTTTGGTTTTAATGCTTTCATTGTTAATCTCCTTTCCCTAGTAACTCTTGGCGAGCTTGGATGATTAAATCTGCAGTAATTAACTTACCTGATCCTTTCGCTACCATGCCTGCAAGGCGTAGTGTTTGAGTTAAGATACGTAAGCCGCCACCGGTTTCGGTAATTGATTGCATGACTTTAAGTGCATCGCTGTCGTCGTCTAATCCCCATGCTTGAGCTACGGCTTTCGTGTCTGCTTGTTTCGTGCGTTGGATGCTTGTATTTTTCGCCACACGGCTCCAAAGTCGGGCATATTCGTGGTGAGGGCTAATACCGCCTTTCATTCGTGTGTACACTTTGTCGTTACCGACTAATACTAAGCCGATATTGGCTTCTTCCTGCATAATGCGTAACTCTTCGAGTGCTTCGTATGGCAAGTGATCCGCTTCATCAATAATCAGTAAGCCCTCTGTGCCGTTAATCTTGCGAGCGATTAAGCGTGATAACGTGCCCTTGCGACGTGGTGCGTCTGAAATACCTAGCTCAAGAGCGATTTCGTATAAAATCTCGCTTAGGCTTGAGCGGCTTGGGCTTGCCGTAACTAGCCAAACGTTGGCACGACCTCTTTTAAATTCCTGAATCGCTTTCGTTTTACCTACACCGCTCATGCCGTAAACGGTCGCCATGCAGTTAGCAATTTGGGCAAATTCAAGGGTTTTAAAAATCTGTTTTGCTGTTGCGGTTTCAATAAACGCCGGTGCTTCTACAAACTCACGTGCTTGCACTTCTTTTTTCTCAAAGTAAGCGGTTAATTTTGCTTCTAAATTTGCAATATCTCCCTGATAATTACCGTTGAGATAGGCCGATAATGCGCCTGCATTAATGCCTGCTTCTTTTGCCAGTTTTGCCTGTGAGCCGTTGGTCTCGGCGATGTGTTGTTTGATTTTGTTGATTAATTCCATGTTTAAACTCCATTTAAATGTTCGTTTAAATGTTTAAATACAGTTTAAAGCGTTGTATTTACTTGCTTTTCATCGCAACCGCTTTCATAAATGCCTGTTCAAATTCGCTAATGTCTTCTTCCTCTTCTTCAACCGCTTGCACCGTTTGTACTTTGCGCATGACGTTGCCGTCTTTGATTGCCATTTCGATGATGTTCGGCTGAAGTTTCGGTTCTTCTTTTACTTCAGGCTGGAATTGCGCCACTTCGTTGGCTTCCATCAATTCCATATCTTTCGCAATACGTTTCATATTTTTAACGATACGTTCACGTAAGCGTTTTTGTGTACGTGCTGCTTCAGTATCGCCAAAGCCTTTTGCTTGATTACATTGCGCTTCTGCCAAAAACACGCCGTCTAAGCTGTACACATACACGGTTTCGTGGAGTTTCTCGGGGTCAAACCGCACCACCACTTCTTTGTGATGTGTGCCACGCAAACTTTCTGCAAAGTAGCTATTGGTTCTGCCGTACAACTTGCCACCGGCGTTGAGCGTGAACTCGCCATTTTTGGTTAAGCGTTGTTTTTCGCTGGTTAGCATTAACATTCTTAACTGCTCAGGGCTGGCTTTTCGTACGGTGGCTTGGGCGTAATCTCTTGCAAACACTTGGTCAAAGCTGAAAATTCCTTGGCAAATTTCGGTGTTTCGCCCCTCTCGGGTATTGAAGATTTCTACGCCTCTGGCAAGTGCTTGCATAAAGGTTTCGTAATCCACACCGTCTTTACCGCCGTTATAGTTATCAGGCTTGTCATACACATTCGCACCAGCGTAAAACCCTGCTAAGGCTGGGTCTTTATCAACTAATTCGCCCACACCACCGTGACTAAATGCACGTTCAATCGGCTTGGCTTGCCCGTGACCTGTGCCGGCGATTACGCTCGTCCAGTGCAACTGAATACTGAGTAGAGGAATAATCCCTTTTGGGTCATCAGGCTTCACTTTGAAGCGGTAGCGGTTTGGCACACCGCCTGTCATCCATTTATTCGCTGCTGCTCGGGTGTTATCTATCGTGATATGGCGTGGTATGCCATATTTGTAGATAACATCCATGAGTGCATAGCGTATGCTGTCTGTGTTTTCGCTAATATCGCAGCGATAACCCAAAATTTTTCTTGTGCGAATGTCTTGCCAAAACCACGTTTTAGGTCGAACAATTTCGCCGTTTTTCCACCGCACAAATACGTTGTGCTGATAACCGTCCCCGTTAATCCATTCCATTGCTTGAATATCTGCCACGGTTCGTTTCAAACTTGGCACTAATTGGGTGAGTGCATATTCTCCCTCTCGTTTTAACACTCGTACTTCATACGGCACATCACGTTCTAATTTGCGTTGCACCGTTTGCTAGCTTGGAATTTGCCAACCCATTTCTTGTGCTGAACGTTTAAGGCGTTCATAACAAGCAGCAAGTGTGGGTTTTTCCGGTCTGAGATAATCCGCCAAAAACACGTCCCAAGCTTCTAAATCAAATTCGGCTTTTAAGTGTTCCTTTGCCGTTTTGCCACTGCGTGTAAGCAAGACTGCAAGCCAGTCAGACTGCTCAAAGTTGCGTACTTTGTAATACCAATTTTTTAAAGAACCGATAGAAACTGCTTGGGCGTTTGCCACAATCTCGAGAGCTTCCATTAATGGAGTTTTCTCTCTCACTAAGTTTTCAACCGCCACGCAAGCGTGGTATTTAGTTTCCGCTTTGCTTTTCTGTTTTGCGTTTGCTTTATCAAACGGCTGCCATAAAGCTTCTTTTACATAACGTTCGGCTTTGCCTTTTTCAGCTTTATCCGTCACGTTTATTTCTGTTTTTAGGCTCTTCGCATATTGAATTTTGAGGGCCTGTTGGGTTTCAGGGGGAAGGCTGGTGAGGAGGTATTCGTATGCTTTGCCCTGTTTCCCTTCTTGCTGTTTCTTTTTCCATAGTTCCTGTCTGGCTTTTTTATTTACGCCTTGTGGAGAACTTGGCATTCCTGCTAAACCAGCTAGATCAGTAGCTGAGAACCATTCGTTCATAAAGCTCTCCTATTCGTAACGAGAAGGCCAAATCTCCTGTGGCGTTTTGCCAATTGCCTTTGCGATGATTTGCTCGCCTTTTGGATATTTCCGTTCTAATGCGTTATTCAGTGTTCTCGGATGTAACCCTGCTTCTGTTGATAGCCTTGCAAGAGTTGTTCCAGCCTTTCTTACTGACGCAACAATATCTGCTCGATGCATATCTTGATTTTTATTGCTCGTTGTCATTATGTGTTATCCTTATGTAGAAGAATTATTCTTTAGAAACTTTGGAAACTATACACTCAAATTTTCATAACCTCATTGTGAATATGTTTAAAATCAATAAGTTAGAGAATAATTATTTTTTAGAAACTGAGTTTCTGAAAAGGTTGATTTATGAGAAACTTTAAAGAATGGTTTTCAGCCAATGAACTGATAGGATGTGAAGGACTTCCAAATAGTCCGCAAGGGATAAATAAGAAAGCGAGAACGCAACAATGGAAGAAAAGAAATAAGGACGGGGTACAAGGAGGAGCTGTTAAATACCACTACACATCATTGCCAAAAGACGTACAGCAAGCATTAGGCTTTGATTTAAGCGTGGATAACCCCACGCCATCTATTCCAACGCTCACCGCCGTACAAAACGCAGATAGCTTAGAGCGTGTGCCGTTCTACAATATTACGGATTCAGCGGGCTTTACTGCGATTAGTGAGGGGACGTATACACCAGATGATTACATAGGGCTAAGCAAGCGCTGGCTTAATTTACGGGGCTTTTATTTGAACCAGTTAGCTTTTATTACCGCTTCGGGCGATTCTATGTATCCTACGATCTATGATGGGGATATGCTTTTAGTAAATCTTGGCGCAAAGCAACCAAAGGACGGCAAGATCTATGTGTTAAGACAAGGCGAACAACTGTGGGTTAAACGTGTGCAGGGCATTATTAACGGTATTCGGCTAATTAGTGATAACAAAGAGATTTACAGCCCTGTTGATGTGATATTTAATGATGGCTTAGATTTCGAAGTTATTGGGCAGGTTGTCTATATTGGGCATGATTTAATTTAA